ATTCCTCTTATACCTCTACCTGCTAAGCCTCCTAAACCTAAAGTTGACCCCATCGACATAGGTTGTTGTGGTGCCATATATTTACCTGCCATAGGTTGTCCAGGGGGAGCAGTACTTGGAAAAAGTTTATCTAATGACATTACTTCAATTATTCAATATTAAAAGTCTAAATGAAGTTGACCTTTACGAGCTAATCCATTCACAAGCCAGACTAGAGCGTCTACACAATCATCGTGTCCACTAATACCAAAATTAGTCAGTTCTTCAAACATGGTTGTAAAGTTTCTAAACCTGTTGAATATTATTTTTCTATCCTCGAACATTCCCATTATTCCCCGAAAACGTGCAAGTTTATCTGCTCTAAATCCTTTAACAGGATGCCAGATTAAATTATAAAGTCCTTCATTCTGTTGACAAACTCTTTTAAAATCAGCCTCTAAAGATGCTTGGTACTGTACAGCCTCTGACCAGACATCACATGTAGAGTAGGTAGGAAAATAATTTTCATTAACATCTTTTCCTATTATTGACCAGTCATATAGAAGCTCTTTTAGGGCATCTAATTTTTCTAGGTTACCCATAACTCGAATACGTCGATAATCAATTATGTGGATACGATCTTCAATACGGCCTCCAAGAACCATAACGGTATAATCGTTTTTCTCCTTTACTCCTGCAGATAAGTCAACTCCTATTCCCAACGTATCAAACTCAGTAGCGATCTCTGCTTTTACTATCAATTCTGGTGCTAACGATAATTCATTTTGTCTAACTATTTGATTCATATATTGAAAAGAAAAAGCTATAGGAGCTTGTCTTTTCTTCTCTTTTAAATATTCCAAAGACCACATTTCAGGCCAATAAGATTCCTCTTCTCCCGTCTTAGAATTATTCTGTATGGCTGATAAAACAATCTGTGTCCAATTATTCTGTTCATTAAAAGTAGTAGAGTGAATATCATCATGTCTAAACCTAGTTCCCAAACAAATAGCTCTAGCTCCTTCAAACATAGTAGGTGCTATAACCGCATTCCAGTTTTCTTTCATCTGGTTTCTGATATCTGGATTAGCAATATCAGCTGATGATTTTATGGCGTCATCAATCATAACTAGATGAGAACGCTTAGATGTAACTGAACCTTTTAGTCCAGCAGCACATAGTGTAAATTGTTCTTCACCAGTGGTATCTATACCTGCAAACTTATGATCTATGGACCAATATTCATTACTGGTTACATTTTTAAGCAACCTTACTTTTGGAAATACTTCTTGATATCTTTTACTTTCTATAATCCTTTTAATTGTTGCAGACTTAGATCTAGCAATATCCACAGTGTAAGACAGATATAAGACCTGTAGAGGCTGCTTAGCCTGTGTATGAACACCAATGGCCCAAGCAGTAAGTAATCCTAATACAGTGGATTTAGCTGATCCTCTAGGAGCTAAAAGATCAATGTTAGGTCCTGCAATTTTTAATAAACAACTGCTGTCTTCATTCGTAATGAAATGTCTATGCCAAATTCTATGATGCTCAGCTGGCGGTTTATCAGCTACAAACCCACAGAAATAACCAAAGTCTTCTCTAGCTTTTTTTACTAACTCTAGATTCTTAGGTTTCTTAATTTGCTGTTTACGGGCCGCAGCTTTAGCATTTCGTCTATAAGCTAGATGAGTATATGAAGGCACTAATTAAAAAGTAAGCTACTACTAAATAGTAACTTACTTTCTATTCATTAACAGTTTTATCTTCTTCTAAGAGGTACTCTTCTTCCTGGTGCAGGTCTTCTAGGTGCTCTTGCTATAGGAGGTACTACTTTTGGTTTTCTAGGTGCTCTTGCTATAGGAGGTACTACTCTTCCTCTAGGTGCAGGTTTTCTAGGTGCTCTTGCTATAGGAGGTACTTTTCTTCCTCTAGGTGCAGGAGCCTTTTCTATAGGAGGTACTTTTCTTCCGCCTCTACGTGGTCGACCAGTGCCAGGTCCTCCCCTTCTGCCTTCTGGAGAGCTGCCTTGTTTTTTAGCTTTCTCCATAGCCATCAATTTTTTTAACTTTGCAGTCTCTACAGCTTTTTTTCTTTTTTCAGCAGCAAGTAATCTTTTTAACTTTGCCGTTTCAGTTTCACTTTTAGAAGGCATAATAACACTTATCCTTATAGAACATTTGTATAAAACTAATTCTACTGTTTATTTATCTTTCTTATCTTTGTAAGTTTTGGCTGCTTTCTTAGCTTTCCTAGCTTTATCTAGAGCTGCCATACGTTTCTCTTTATCACTCATCTCAGACCCATCTTCCTTCTTTTCATTTTTATTTTTAAAATACTCAAGAAGTTGGGGTGGCATTTTTTTCTTAGCCATTACGTAATACTTTTATTTACTCACTTCTCCTTATTTTAACTGAACTATTCTTCCAGTTGCATTCTAGCCCAGACACTCATAGTGGCTTCTTCTAAGGGAGTTTCTATAGGATCATCTTTAAAAATAAACATTAATTCACGTATGGCTCTATCAGCACCAGCCATTAGTAAACCTTTACGATCTCGCATGTTAGTAAAACTTTCTATTTCTGAAATGGTGCTTCTTAGCTCTTTCTGCATTTGGGCAATTCGTCCCACACCTGCATCACGTCTAACATTTCCGGTTTCAATATCCTCTCTTAACTTTCTTATATCTTCCTGCATCTCATCTATTTCATATAACAATTTTTTTCTATGGTCAGGTTTTTTATAATTATCTTTTATCCATGAGTCACAAGAAGCTACGCTGCCTTCATACCCTAAAAATCTACAATAAAGATAGGTTTCAATTACCGAATTATTATCAGAAACAAAAGAACAAAAAGACTCCTGCGTAGAGGAGTCTAAATTATCTACCCAGTGTTCAAACGCTTTAATAGCTATAAGCTGATTTGGCCTGGTTACGGTCTCTTTCTTCGTCTTTTCTAGATTCTTCTGCACCTTTCGCGATTGTTTTGCGTTCTTGTTCACCAGCATCCTCCATTTTTTTCTTAGAAAAATCGTAAGCTACCTGAGCTGCCTGACGATATTTATCCAGATCAAAATAATCGTCTTCTTCAAATGTGTCGTCAAATGTGTTTGTAGCAGAATTTGTCATCTCGATAGCCTACGGAAATATTACTATGAAAATTAGAAGTTACCCATCATGCCAGCAAGACCTTGAGCAAAGATGTCTCTACGCCCTTCTACTGATCTTTGTCTCTGTTGTCTTTTCTTAGATCCTTCTAATTTTGCCAAAAGCTGTTGAAATCTATTAATATCAAAATAATCGTCTTTTCCTTCTGTTAAATCTTTGTTAGCCATGAGTCTCTATAAAAGTATAAGTTTATTATAACAATACATATTTTTCTAAAAATTAAATCCACCTAACAACTGTCCGTATAAAGCACCTTCTTGTTGTATCTTAGCTACGTCTTTAGTTCCCTCGACTCTAATCTTCGCAAGTTCTTCATCTATTTCACCCTGTAGATTCTGCAAACCAGAACTGAAAATAAACTGTCTGGTATCTCTAATGTTCTGTTGTTGGGATTCCAATTCTGCAATAGTTCTTCCCTTTTTAAAATATTTTTCAAACTCTTTTCCAGTGGTAAAGTCAACTCCTGATTTTTCTGCTAAGTCTCCATCAAAGGTAGGTAGTAAAGAAGCATCAAAGTTAAATATACGCTTTCCAGTTTTTTCACCTTTTTTATTAACAGTCTGATCACCATATTTAACATCATAATAATTATCTAAATAATTATCATTAAATTTCTTGGTATATTCTTGTGAAGATTTTAGAGAGTCTCTAAGTGCTCCTATGTTTTCATAACTTCCTAGCTTTAAATTATCCATTGCATCTTTTAGCTCTTTATCTGTAGCCTCTCTTCCTAAAATATCTTGGTAAGCGAGTCCTACACCAGCTGTTCGTTGCTTAGATAGTAAACCATCTTTACCTGTATACAGCTTGTCTAACTGATTTAGATATTTTTGAGGATTCTGATACGGTAACTTATCTTTAAACTTTTTACCAAAGCCTCCAGCTGATAAATCATATTTCTCTATGTAGTTCCTTAAGGTATCTTGTGCTCCCTGATAATTAATTAAACCAGATTGTAGTTGGCTTGCAGTCCGATCATAAAGACTTTGTAAACCTTTTGCACCTGTCTTTCTTCTTGATAAATCCTTAGCAGCCTCCGCAGCACGTTCCTCCGCCGCACGATCCTCTAATTTAGCTTCACGTTCTTTTTGATATTCTAAGTACTCAGCAAAAGTAGTATCCTTCTCAATTTTAGGTGCCTCATACGTAACTTTAGGTGATCCCATAATTCTCCCTTTACGCTATTGGTCCATACATACCACGCATCTCAGCTTGGCGTTTAGCTGTCTCTTCTTGTATTCTACGCCGCATAGCACCTTGTCTCATTTCTCTAGCCATTGGATCCATTTGTAGTCCTAACATCTGCCTAGCATCTGCAAACGAAGCTGCTCTATCTAAATCACGTCCTCTTGTTTTATCAAATATGGCTCCTCTCTTTTGTCTTTCAAAATCTAAATCTCCTCCATATCCATAGTCTGCTACATTCTGTCCAATAAATTTAGCTAGGTTTCCCTTTCTAGCTTCTCTATTCATCATTATATTATTCTTCAACTGGTCAGCAGAAGCCGCCATCTGAGCCTGTGCAGCACTAGCCTGAGCTCTAGCAGCCATCATGTTACCAAAAAGGCTAAGACCTCCTCCTAGTATTGCTCCAAACATGTTACCTCCTCCAAGGCGTGACCCCAATCCTGAACTTTTTGTGGGGTAAGAAAAATTAAACTCTTCTGAAAAAGCTCCAGAATAATCTGGAACACTGGAAAATGGACTACCAAAACCTGTTGCAAAAGAGGATGAGTAAGCCATAACAACATTCTACTACCTAAAATATCTGCCAGCGAATCTAGTCTTTACTGGGTTAGCCTCCAAGACTCTATTCTGAGCAGCCATGGCCCCCATGTTACCGAGGGTTAGGGCTCCAACATTTTTAGCGGCTTCCAATGCAGCCTGTCCTCCTATTAAAGGAGAACCTGCAAGATCTGCGATACCTGCTCTTAACATATTACGGTTCGCTGTTTTTTCCCCAAGACCCTGAAGCATTTCATAATAATCTTTAGTTTTCATTCCCATAAAGTCTGCAAACGTTTGAGGAGGTGGAAAAATACTTTCATTGTCATCAGTTTTTTTATTTTTGGATTCTTTCTCGTCTAACTTTTTTTTAATATCTTTAGCAATATCATCCGGACTAGAAAAAGTAAACATACTTTTAATCTTAGATTGCACACTATCAGAGTCGTCGAATGGATCTGTGTAAACACCTTCCCTAACGTAAGGACTATTAGATTCAGAAGCAGGAGGGATAAAGCGACGAATGAAATTCTCTAATTTATTTCCAGTTTTATATCGTTTATTTCCAGTTTTATATCGGTTTGAGAAATCATCATCAGATTTAGAACCTATACCAAAAGAACCAGGTGGAACTGTGTTACTGGAAACAGAACCTGGTTGATTGCCTGTAGCAATTAACAACTCTTGAAACTCCAAAGGATAACCAGAAAAACTTAAGCTAGTTAAAGATTGATCCATAGGGAGGGATTGAAACATTGATGTCATTTTTATCTCCCGTAAAGACGTCCCATTAGATCACCACCGATCTGCATTTGTCTAGCAATCATTTCTCTAGCAAAGTCTTGTTGTTTAACAGCTTCCGCATAAGGTGCGGCCATTTTAAGATCTTTCTCTGTTTCTTTTCTCATTCTTTCTCTGGACTTTTTAGCTTTTGCATATTGAGTAATAGGAATTCCTCCAAAAATAGGAAGGCTTAAATCAGGTCCACTATATGGATCATTTAAGTCTATCCCCGCCAAAGCTCTAGTTCCACTTTGTCCTATGCCACTACCTATTAAACTACCTGCTGCAATTCCTAATGGATTACCACCTGTTAACACACCTCCAATTACACCTCCTGCAAAACCTCCACCAGCTGTCCCAAATCCTCCTATAGGATCTCCTCCTAGTGCCTGTAATCCTCCAGCAACTAAAGGAAGTCGTCTAGCTCCCATGCCAGCTATCTGTCTACCAGCAGCTACCGCTCCAGGATTAATTAGTCCTTTGGGTGCTGTAGCTGGGAACGATCCTGTATATCCAAACTTAGCCGCTGATCCTTTAAAGTTATTTGTTAAGAAAGTATAAAGTTGATCCCTGCTTTGTCCTCCATAAGCCATTATATTGGCAAATTCGAGACCACCAAAATCAAAATTTTTTCTACTCTCAGCCATCTTTAGAGCTTCTCGCTATCCATATAAATTAATTTTATCAGTACTATCATTTACCTTGTGTATATTCTGACGTTGTTAAATAACTAGGTCGATTCGCACCAGCAATAGCCATGTTTAAAGTTTTACCTGTAGCGGCTCCACCTAATGCTCCGGCTAAAGTTATTCCTGCTGCTTTGTATCGTTGAGATCTAGATCCTCTGTTAGTTAATAAATTCTTATTTACTGCCGTCTTCAAACCTGCGATACCACCTGCTGTAGCTCCAGCTGCCTGTAAACCTACTGGAAATCCTACGACACGTATTTCAGGATAACCTTCTATATTCTCAGTAGTACCTTTAAGTAAACCCATTCCTAACACACCACGATCCTGATACTGACTACGCATAGCTTTACCATATCTTTCAGGAGTTAAACTAGGAATATCTTTTTTAGCTGTTTCATACTTTAAAGGTCTACCTCTTCTTCCTAAGAAAAATCTATCAAAAATTTCCATACCTGGCTCTGCAGTTTTTCTTCTATCATCCGATCCTTTTTCAGCATAGGACTGTGCATATCCTTTTGGTCTAAATAATTCACTAGGATTGGTGACATCAAATATACCTAAAGAAGCAGCCGTAGGTGCTCCAACGGCTCCTGTTACTAATGCTCTTTGAAGAGGACTTTTTATATCTCCTAATTGAGGGACAGCTTGTTCCACGAGTTTTTGTCCTATAGCAAGAGGATGATTATATCTCCAGTAGAACTGTCTAGTTCCATCAGATAAAATATCGGTAGATACTCTAGCTGCATAAGCACCTAAAAACTCTCCTGCATTTGCTGCACCTTCTATATTTACTTTCTTTGCTCCTTTCTTTGAACGATCAGGACCTTTATATCCTTCTCTTACGTTTTTAAAAAATTCAGGATCAATAACTGAATGTCTATAATCCTGACGAGCTTGCATTATGTTTTCAGCTTTATCAAACCCTCTTTTTAAATTTCTTCCAAACTGACCTAACATATCACATATCCTCCGTAGGCATGTAACCCTGTAAAGAAGGCACTAAATTTCTAGTGCTATATCTTTGTAAAAACTGTTGTTCAGCAATAACGTCTTGAGACTTTGGATAAAATAAAGGCTCCACACCTAAAACTGCTCCAATACTTCCTGTTACTTGTCCTATGGTTTGAGCAGGGGAAGGCTCGAAAGTTGTTCTGCTTTCCATGAATTTCTGAAACGCTTCTTTACTTTTTAAAGCTTCTTTAGGTATATCTTCATCTGGTCTTATTCTAGAAACCCTGCCTCCTCTAAGTCTTACATCTTTACCTAATATCTTTCTCGTACCTGTCTTACCACCTAATGCTCCAATACCTGAAGCTAGTGCAGTGCTTCCTAATATATCGGCACCAGCAACGGTTAAACCTGCTATAGGATTACCGGTAGTAAGTGTGGCAAAAGCACCAGAAAAAAGTCCACCAGGAATTGAAGATTTTAGTAAAGGCACAAGGTCTTTAAATCTTCCTGCTACCTTTGTTCCTGTTAGTAAAGCTGGACTCATTTCAGTATTCCAATAATAATATTTTACTCGGGTGATTCTTCAGTAGGTGTTTCCTCTGCTGCTACTTCTTCTTGTTGATCTATTTCCTCTCCTACTTCTTCTGGACTGAGATCAATACCAACATCAAGAGATGGGTTTTCTGCTAACAGTTGAGCAACTGATTTAACATCATCAAATTCTCTTTCTGCTCTGCCTTCTGCTTGTGCCATCAGGAATCCATTAGGATCAGGATTTTTCATCCTAGGCATAGGATTTTTGGATTTGTCATTAGGATTAGCAGTAGGACTTATTGCATATGCTCTCATCCAGTCAGGATTAAAATCAGGTTGGTTTTGTGGACGTTGTCTTGTTCTTGGTCTGCCTGTTTCAAAATCATAATCCATGACTCTATTAAACCTTCCTAACCCTTCGAATAACTGATAGTCAGAAGTTACTTTCTCATTATCATCAAAGAAAGGAGTATTAGGCGTAAAGTTCAATCCAGGGTTTTCAGTCAACTTACGTGTCATGGCACGTTTAGTTAAATCTCTAGATTCAAACCTAGAGGGATTAAAGGGGTATTCTCCCCTTGGTGCTTTAGCTGTGAATAGATCATCAAAATCTAGACGCTTTGTTATGTCCCCTCTTCTATTGAAAGGGTTGGTTATATATCTACCAAGATCTAAACGGGAGTCTCTCATTTCTTCTTATCCTTCTTTTTCTTATTTAATCCTACCAATGTTTTACGAAGTCGTGCTTGTTTCACAGTACGTTCATCATAATCATCTGGATTGGATAATACATTCTCCTGCAACTGAGCAGAAGTAATACCTTTCTTCTCAGCTTTAGCTATAAATGCACCAGGTCGCTTTATAGCATCTTGAATAAACTTTTTCTTCTTTTTCTTTTCAGCCATACTTACATTAAACCTTTATTTCTCATAAATGTCTTTAATGCATCCTGTGGATTTCTTCCTTCTATCCTAGCTCTTCTCATTTCTTCACTCGCTTGAAGAGAAGTTTTTACATCTTCGGATGAAATCTTTGTAGGATCATAATTAAACTCTGTTCTACGTTTTTGTTCTCTTTGAGCAGCTCTAGCTGGCTTACTTAATTTTCCACTTCTATACGTTCCTTGAGATACTATTCTCTCTAAACCTTTATTCGGAACACCTTTAAAACTTTCTCTTTCATTCGCACCCATATTAGGACCAAACAATGGTTCAGATGGTTTGCGTGGTTGTGGAGCACCAGGTTGATTTCTTAAAAATCTTGTCTTACCTTCTGCATCTTTAAATGTAGCCCCAGCGTCTAAAAGAGGTTCTCCTGGTCCTTGAGCCACAGCTCCAATAGCTTCGTTAGAATATTTACCTTCTCTATCCATAGCACCACTAATATACTTACCGGTTTCCGTTCCATATGGTCCATAACCTGTTAATGTTTCTCTTTGTACTTTCTTACCATCTATTACGACAAAGTCACCTTCTCCTTTTTTTAAACCTGTAGATGTTCTTACTATGTTTGGTCTAGGTCCTTCAGGCACAGTACGAACTGGTCCTCTTGGAGCACGTGTTCCTAAAGGCAAAGATTCTGTTTGAATAGGGGTACCACGGACAAGTATGTTCTCTGTTTCTTCTTGACCTGTCTGTGGATTAACAACTTTTCTTTTTACTAATACAGGTTGATCTTCAACTACAGGAATTCTCTGTACGTTAGCTGGTCTATTTCCTGTATATTTTAAAGTTTGCCCTGTAGCTCTTTTACCTAAATCTATAGTTGAAGGTCCGACTATCCCACCTGTCACATCAGCTATATCAGCTTCAGTAACAGTGGAGTCCTGAATAGATCCGAGACTACGTAAGTCAGATTCAGGTAACTCTCCTTGATCTAAATTTCTAGCACGTCCTCTTATCTCCCTATCAAGTGCAGTTTTTTGACCTGTTTCTATATTATCTACAGATTTTAAAAATCTACCAGAAATACCTGTTGTAGTTCCTGCTCCAGTTTCATCAAGTAAGTCTTGTTCTAGTTTCTCTTTTAATTGTCTGCCTTGGGTTGTCGTCATCTTTTTATCTCCAAGTACAAGACTTTCTGCTCTAGCACGAGACATTCCAGCACTGGTCATTAACTGTTGTACTTTAGAGTCAAAATTAGTAACAGCATCTTGAAGTTCGAAAGACTGTGGTCTTGGATCAAATAATGATAACTGTTTTGCAACAAACTGTTGTGCGTTTACTGGTTTAGTTGCTACATTAGTAGTACTCAAATCACTTACAGATGAACTACCAGAAGGAAGACCAGCATTCTCAAGGACTTGTTTCCGTTGCACAGATCCTTGCCCAGTTGCCACTATCTCAGCCTGATCAACAGGAACACCATCAGGTAATTGAGAAGAAGCAAGATTAATACCAGCATCTCTATTAGGGGTCTCATTTAGGGGAATATTATTTTTTTGAATTTGCTGTTGTATAGCAGCATCAGCTAAATCCTCAGCACTCTCTACTCTCGCTAAGTTAACATCTTCATTTGCTTGTAGACGCTGCTTCGTACGTCCTATCTGTTGTCCTGCTCCAGAGTTAATAGCAGTTGCAGATTGATCAACAGTCCCTTCTCTTCTCAACTGATCAATTATCTCATCTGCTTTAGCTGCTTTTACTCTTCTAACAGCAGCGGCTTGCTTAGCTCTTTCAGTTCTAGACTCACGAGTTAAATTTTGAACTGTTAATTCATCATCTATCAGATCTTTTATTGTTTCTCTACCTTTTTTAGACTTTACTGTTTTAGAAGGAGCTACATTTAGGTCTGTTTGTACCACACCAGCATTAGCTGCACGTTTTTTATTGAATTCTTTTATTTTATTTGCATCCCTTCTCTGTTTACTAGCTCTACCTCTTGATATCTTATTTCTTCCGAACCTTATACCTGCAATACCTCCAAGACCAGCTCCTGCTAGTAATCCTGTGCCTATTAACTCAGCAATATTGGCATCTGATTGCTGTTCTTCTGGTTTCTGATAACTTCTTGACTGATATGAAGAACTCATTTACCAATAATCCCTACATTTTCTCTTTTATACATTCTATGAGCAAGAAATCTACTCGTGATAGCATTGAAATAGGGAAATTACTCAGTAAATATCAATAATGGATGATGCAACCCGTCAAGATAAAATAGCTGGACTAGAAGCTATAAAGAATAAAGCTTTAGAAATGGCACAACAGGGTAGTGACTCCCAGGAAGTAAAGGAATTTGTTGTAGATGCTAGAAAAGAGCTGGCTTTTTCAGTTCCAGATGAGGAAGCTTTTAGAAAAGCGGCAAAAGCAGCAGGTAAATTCAAAATAAGTAAGAAGAAATAACTAATATTTAAAACTCGTAACTTTTAATCACCTAAAGGTCGGCACTTTTGGGTGATTTTTTGGGCTAATTGGGGTTTTTTACTACAAAATCGGCTCCTTATGTGACTAAATAGGGTACAAAATTACCCGACCCTTCTCCACCCGCTTGCCTGTTGCCGATACCGTATAGAAAAAAAAGAAGTATGTGCACCCCTTTGTTTCCGCGGCCCACCGCTCGCTTCACTCGCTCGGAACATCG